GTTCACGAACCAAAAGATACGTTATCAAAAATCTACAATTTTTTAGAACTGGAAGAATTTGAACATACTTTTGATACCTTACAGAACACGTTAGTTATTAGGGATGATGTTTATGGGATTAAAGATATGCACACTATAAGAAAACCTGTCAAAAAGGTATCTAAAAAACCTCAAGACGTTTTAAGTGATTATGTTTTATCTAAGTATTCAAATTACGAATTCTGGAGAAATAATAAAGTTGAATAAATGGATTAACTTTGACACCTTTGAGTTTGAATTACAAATTGATTACTCAGAGGAAGTTATTGAACGTGTCTTAGAAATACCTAAAGCGTATTGGTCACCAATTAAAAAATGTTGGGTTGCTCCTAAACAATCTGCTGCCGAGGTTGCTTTGTTTGCCTATCAACAAAATATTCCTGTGAGTGTAAATTGTGAAGCGATATTCAAAGAAGTTGAAAGAGAAACTTTATTGTTGAAAAAGAGTAGAGCGACTAGAAGTAATTTCGAGGTTGAAGGTTTATCTGGAACTCTTATGCCTTTTCAAAAGGCAGGTGTTGAATACGTTGTTGAAACTAGAAGAAGTTTTATTGCTGATGAAATGGGTTTGGGTAAAACCGTTCAAGCAATTGCTGCTATTAAACATTTGAATAGTTTGCCTGCTGTAATTGTTTGTCCAGCAAGCGTTAAGTTGAATTGGTTGAAAGAAATAAACAAATGGGTTCCTGAGTGGAAAGTTAAAGTATTAAAAGGTACAAAAGGGACTCTTGTTCACGCTGATGTTTATATTGTTAACTATGATGTTTTAATTCATTGGGAACCAAAGTTCCATAGTATCAAGTCTGCTATTTTTGATGAAAGCCATTATGCAAAGAATCCAATAGCAAAACGAACTAAGTCTTGTTTCTCTTTATCAGATAAAGTTCAAGATGATGGTTTAATTCTTTGTTTAACAGGTACACCCATTTTGAATAATCCAACAGAACTTATTGGACAGTTAAGAGTTTTACGGCAACTTAAACAATTTGGTGGGGCCTCTGCGTTTAGGAAAGAGTATGTGGAGTTAAGAAAACTTCCAGCATTGAATAGTTTGTTAAGACGTTCTATGTATATTCGTAGAAAGAAATGTGATGTGTTGGTTGATTTGCCTTCTAAACGTTGGAGTTCAGTTTATGTTGAGCCTTCTGATTTAAGTGAATATGTTAAAGCAGAGAATGATTTAATTTCTTACTTAGTAGAAATTGCAACAACTAATGCCAAAGAGCAAGGACTAAACGTTAGAGATGTTGCTTGGCAAACAGCAGTTAAAGCACAATCGGCTCAACACCTGATTGCACTTAATACTTTAAGACAGTTAAGTGCTAAAGCAAAAATGGTTTCAACTAAACAATGGATTACAGACTTTTTGGAAAGCGGTCAGAAACTTGTTGTTTTCACTTGGCATAAAGATATTGCTAAAGAAATAATTGAAGAGTTTAATTGTGTTCACATAACAGGAGAGTCAACTGAACAACAAAGAGCAGACGCTATTGAGAATTTTCAGTTCAATGATTTAGTTAATCTTATTGTTTGTACAATTAAAGCGGGTGGTGTTGGAATAACTTTGACTTCAGCGTCAAATGTTCTTTTTGTTGAGTCTGGTTGGACTCCAGCAGATATGGACCAAGCAATAGATAGATGTCACCGTATTGGTCAAAAAGATTCTGTTACAGGTTGGTGGCTTCTATTGGAGAACACAATAGATGAAGATATTAAAAAACTTATAGATGAGAAACGTATTGTTGTGAACGCTACAACGGAAGGTTTAGAAAAGACGAGTACAGCAAACGTTGTTTCAGATTTACTTATTCGTTTAACTAAGAGAGCATTAGATAAGGAGAAAAGTTGAACAAGGAGAGTCAATGAAGGCGTCAAGTCATTTACAAAATTATAACGAATTTGAATTGGTGCCACTTTTTGCCTACGGAACTTTAAGAACCTATCAACCTTTACATGATTGGGTTGAAGACTTAATCATTGAACGCCATACAAATGTTTATGGCTTTAATGCAAAGTTGTATGTATCGCAGCATTTATTCTTTCCATATTTGGTTAAAGAAGAAGGCTCAGCAACAAGAGGCGAATTGTTTTTTGTTAAAAATAATCAAAAGTTTGCTGATTTGGTTGACATGGAAATTAGCGCAGGATATAAAATGGAAACAATTGAAACAAATCTTGGAATGAACGCCGTCACTTTTTTTTGTGATTTAGAAAAGGTCTTTTTAGTTTCACCAATAAATTGTGATGACTGGGTTGAATTCAAGGAATGGACAGTTAAAAACAAAATTCACGCTGTTTAACGCAAAAACACCGTTTTGGACGCATGAACTTGCAGGTGAACGCTCGTAGCCCGTACTCGTAAAATCCTGGATAATTATTTTAAGAGGGTTTAACCAGAACCCACTTAACCAAGGAGAACAGAAAATGCCTACAAATTCAAGACATCAAGAAGCATTAGTTTTAAGAAATCAAGGTTTGTCTTACGGACAAATTGCAACACGTTTAGGTTACGGTCCTTATCCAAGTGCCGCACGTTACGCAGTTATGTCTGCTCTTAAAGATAACAATTCAGTTAACACAACTGGTGACCGTTCTTTCGGAGTTGAAATAGAATTTTTTGGTATCACAAGAGAAATGGCTGAAATGGCTTTACAATCAGTTTCACTTCCAGTTGTGATTGCTGGTCGCAGAGATGCAAATGCAACTGAATGGAAAATTACTACTGATGGTTCAGTATCTTCAACTAACACTGGTTGTGGTTCAGGACTTGAATTAGTTTCACCAATCCGTACTGGTAAGAAAGGTTCCAAAGAACTTAAACTTGCAATCGACGCTCTTAAGAGTGCTGGTGCAAGAGTTAATGTAACTTGTGGAATTCATGTTCACTTAGATATGAGACGCGAATCAAATAAAATGGTTGCAGAATTTGCTGGCATTTATTTTGGTATCCAAACTCAATTGGAATGGTTAGTTTCTAAATCACGTCGTGGTGGTAGAAATAACTATTGCAGTCCAATGAGACGTTCTTCTTTAACTCATATTCAAGATACTCTTTTTGTTGGAGATACACGTAACGAATTTAATTTGAGTCGTTACAACCACTTCAACATTATGTCAATCTTGAAACATGGAACTGTTGAATTAAGAATGATGAACGGTTCTGTTAATTCTAAAAAAGTTACTGCTTGGGTTCAATTACAACAAGCATTAGCAAATTGGGCTAAATCAAATATGGAAGTTGATTCAGCAGTTCTTTCAAACGTTGACGAATTAGGTCAATTAACAATTGAACAAGTTTTAGATAAGGCTGTTCAATACGGATTACCAACTGCTACTCGCTCATTCTTATTGAAGCGTGCTCATGCAAACATGAGAGCAAGTGGTTACTTATTTAATTCAGTTGCAGCGTAAGTAATTAACTACTAACCAAGGAGAAAAGATTATGTGTGGAATAGCAGGGTTCTGTATAAACGAGAAAGAACATATTGACGCAAGAGCATTAGCAGGTTCTTTGTTGCATCAGATTGTTGAAAGAGGAACTGATGCAACTGGAATGGCTTGGTTTGACAAGAAAGAGAATAAAGTTAAATACAGCCGTTGGAATAAACCTGCACCTTTGTTTGTTGCAACTCGTTTGCAAAATATGGCTTCTAATACTAAGAACTGTATTTTGCATACTCGTTATGCAACTCAAGGAAGTCCTAAAAATATGGACAACAATCATCCAATTGTTTGTAAGAATATCGTTGGAGTTCACAACGGACATATTTCTAACGACAAAGAAATCTTTAAGTCACATAAAATGTTTCGTAAAGGACAAGTCGACAGCGAAGCGATATTTGCTTTGTTGAATAAATATGATGAAGTTCCTGCTTCCGATAGTTTATTGGAACTTGATGGTCGCGCCGCAGTTGCTTGGATTGACAGACGTAAGCCAAGAACTTTAACTGTTGCGAGAGTTACTTCAAGTCCTTTGGCTGTTGCTCAAACAGTTGCAGGTTCTTTCATATTTGCAAGTACTGAATCTTTATTGGTTAAGGCTTGCGATAATGTTAACTTGGAATTGGAATGGGTTGTTAACATGAACGAATACGAACTTATGACTGTTCGTAACGGACGTGTTCAACAATACGAGTCCTTTACACCAAGCCATGTTAAACCTAAAGTTGATATTGATTGGTCAACTTTTGATAGCGACGAATACGGAATGTTAAAAAGTGAGGCTTGGGGTCAATTAAAATTGGCTGAATAGTCTTCAACAGGTTTAGTCCCTTACTTGAAAAAGTAGGGGACTTTCCTATGTCGTAGTTAATTGAAACTTAAGAAATATGATTAAGATGTCAATGTGGAGAACATACAAATCAATGCTTCAATTGTTAGCGTTGATTCAATTAAACCTTTCAAAGCAAATGCTCGTAAAGGCAATTTGGGTGCAATTGCAGAGTCGTTGAAAGTGAACGGACAATACAGACCAATTGTTGTTGATATTAAAACGAGAGAGATTCTGGCTGGCAATCATACTTGGCAGGCAGCAAAGATTTTAGGTTGGTCTAATATCGCAGTCACTTTTATTGAAGTTGATTCTCAAACAGCAAAAAGAATTGTGTTAGCAGATAATCGTACAAGTGATTTAAGTTTTTATGATGATGAGGCTTTGTTAGATATTTTAGAAAGTTTTGATAGTTTAGAGGGTACAGGTTTCAATGTTGGTGATTTAGATAACTTAGATGGATTATTCAAAGAACCAAAAGACAATACAGAAACAGAAAGAGTCAGTACAGAAGAAGAAAAAGAAAAGAAAACTGGTTCTAATTCTATTGTTATCGCTCACTACAAAATTGATATTGACCCAGACTTTGTTGAAACATGGCAACAAATTATTTATGAAGGTGCTGGTGTTAAAAGTAAAACTATAAGTTATTTGAAAACTATATTGGCTATCCCAGAAAGAATTTTTGAGTCAGAGGAACAATCACCTGAACAAGTTAATGTTACAAAAACAGACATTGTGGACATTAGTTCTGTTAAACCTCATCCATTGAATCCAAGGCAAGGAGATATTGGTGCGATATGTGAAAGTCTAAAAGCGTTTGGTCAATACCGTCCAATCGTTGTTAACAAAAAAGATAACATTATTTTAGTTGGCAATCATACTTGGTTTGCGGCAAGGGATTTGGATTGGAAACATATTGCTGTTACTTGGGTTGATGTTGACGACCAAGCGGCGTTAAGAATTTTGGTTGCCGATAATCGAACAGCCGACCTTGCCGCTTATGACGACGAAAAGTTAAAACAACTTTTATTATCAATTGATAGTTTTGATGGGACAGGTTTTGATGGTGATGATATAGATTCAATTATTGGCGGGGGAGAAGGAACTCCTTTACCTAAACAGGTTAAGTTTCAGTTATGTGATTGGTCGTTCAAGATAGACCGAGCGACTTTCCAAGTATGGCAAAGCGCCTTACCTAGTGACCCACATAAGGCTTGTGGCAAGATAGCAAGCAGATTGAAACTGCCAAACGAAAGTTGGACAGCAAGGGAGATGAGTTATTAAATGATTATTGAAGGATTAAAAAGTTTATCAACACCAATTGAACAACTAACCCCACTTCCAGGAAACCCTAGAAAAGGTGATGTTCAAAGTGTAATGAAATCGTATGAAACTTTTGGTCAACGTAAACCAATTGTTGCTCGCAAAGACGGAACTGTTATTGCTGGTAATCATCAACTAGAGGCAGCGAAACAATTAGGTTGGACTGAAATTGCGGTTGTGTTTGTTGATGAAGATGAAAAAACTTCTAAGGCTTTTGCTTTAGCAGATAATAGAACACACGATTTGGGTACGTATGATGATAATTCTTTAGCAGATTTGTTAAACGAATTAAATGAAACTGATAAAGAACTTTATTCTGCAACAGGTTATTCAAATGAATACTTAGATGAATTGTTAACACGTATTCAGTTGAACGCTCCTGAAAATATGTCACCTGAAGAAATGAAATCACAAGAACGTGGAGCGTTGCTGGCTTTAGCAAATGTAACTATTGGTGAGCCTAATCATAAAGTTGAAAACAAATCAGTTTATGAAATAAGCGAACATTATTTAATTGTTTGTGATGTAATGCGTGACTGGAATATGTTCATACATTATTTAGAAAAACAAGGACCTAAAGGATTGTTTATGCCTTACGCAGGACCTTATGTTGCTATCAGTTCTAAGTTAAAAGAAAAAAAAGCAGTACTTGTTCAACCAGATTTATATTTAGCGGGACACATTTTAGATAAATGGTCTGCAATTTTTGGTGAGGATTCAATTAAGAGAGTTCTATGATTAAAACACATGGCAAGTGGAACCCTAAAGATAGAAATGTAATTTTCTTAGCATCTAATCCTGGTACTTTTGAACGCATGGAAACTTTGCCTCACGATTGGGTTTTGTTTGCAATAAATGATTTGAACTCTGAAAAAGATATGATAAAAGTTGAAGAAATGATTGATAGAGGAATTAAAGTTGTTTTAGATTCTGGTGTTTTTTGGTTAACAAATAAACACATGCGGTCACATGGAATAACAATGGACCAAGCATTATCTTTAGCACCAAACGAAATAGATGGTTTTGATAAGTTATGGGATAAGTACATAAAGGTTATGAAACGTCTTGGAAGTCAAGCGTGGGGTTATATGGAACTTGACCAAGGCGGAGCAAAAAATAAAAGAATTACAAGACAAAAACTTCACGATTTAGGTTTCAATCCAATTCCTATTTGGCATCCTCTTAATGATGGTATGGAATACTTTTATGAGTTAGCAGATAACTATGACCGTATCTGTATGGGAAACATTGTTCAAGCAAACAACCCAACACGTTTAAGATTGTTACATGCGTTAAGTGAGAAGCACAGAAAGTATCCTGACCTTTGGGTTCATTTACTTGGTATGAACGCTAATGAATGGTTTCATGCTTTAGGTGCCGATAGTGCTGATGCTTCAACTTGGTTAAGTCCTGTTCGTTGGGGTTCTTTTCCACATCAGTCAATGTTGGACCCAGATTTAGACCACATGCCAATGGACCAAAGAAGTGTTTATGCTTCGGACCCAACTTTAGAAGTTGGCGTTAATGATGACACAAAAATTCTTACCATGTCGGCTTTAAGTTTAAGTCACGCTCAATTAGGCTGGCGACATTATTCTAAACGTTTAGAGGAAGAGTTAGGTTTGAGTATGTATCCACCATTGAAAGATGGTTTTTAATAATGATTCCAAAACTTTTAACACAAAACAGTGAACTTAGACCTGACGGTATTTTTAATTGGTCTTTGCCTGCTTTCGTTGTTGAATTAACTGATGGAAGTCACATGAACGTTTGTCCTAACGCTGACGCTTGTGCTTCCTTTTGTTATGCAAGAAGCGGAACATACAACTTTAGTAATGTTAAAAGAAGACATGTTGCTAACTTAGAGTACACACTTAATCAACCAAAGCAGTTTAAGGAACAAATGATTGCAGAGTGTTCTCAAAAGAAAATGGTCGGTAAGTATGTTCGTATTCATGACGCAGGAGATTTTTATTCTAAAGAGTATTTAGAACTTTGGTTGGATATTGCTAGAGCAGTTCCTCAAGTTACTTTTTATTGTTACACAAAAGAAGTAGAAATGTTCAAAACTTTTGTTGAACCTAATTGTCCTGAAAACTTTAGATACCTTTATTCTTTAGGTGGCAAACAAGACCATTTAATTAACTTAGAGTTGGACCGTCACGCTGAAGTGTTTCCTGATGATGCAGCCATTCTTGACGCTGGTTATTCCAATCAAGATGCAAGTGATTTGTTAGCAATAACTTTACCAAGTAACAAAATTGGTATTCCTGCAAACAACATTAAACACTATAACAAAAAAATGGCTGGAAGAACTTTTGGTGAATTACAAAATGAACGAGACGAAAAAAAGAAAAGAAAGTTGAGTAACTAAAATGAGAAACATTACCCGTTCCATAACAGTTCGTTGGACTTACGAGGGTTGGCATAAATGGCCTGAGGCTCATATAGAAAGAAATTATTTAGCCGATAGTCACAGACATTTGTTCTATGTTGAACTATCGGTTGAAGTTAAACACAACGATAGAGAAGTTGAGTTTCATGACTTGTTAAATTATGCTAGAGGTCTTCATACAAGTGGAGAAGATTTTGGTCGAAAGAGTTGTGAAGATATGGCTAACGAAGTTTTGGAATATGTTAATCAAAGGTACCCCGAACGTAATATGATTTGTACTGTTTGGGAAGATAATGAAGTTGGAGCAACAATAAGATGGGAACAGTTCTAAATGTATTTTTCAAGTAAAACATATGGTCATGAAATAGGTTTGTCTGCTTGTTTCAGGCAATACAAAGCCCCTTCACATTGTAGATTTTTACATGGTTATTCTTTAAGTGTTTATTTAAGGTTTAAGGCAGAAGAATTAGATTATCGTAATTGGGTTATGGACTTTGGTGGCCTGAAACCAATTAAGCAACAATTAGAAGATTTGTTTGACCACAAAACTGTTATTTCAGAAGACGACCCAGCATTGGATTGGTTTCTTCAAGGTTCAAAAGCAGGCTATCTTGATTTAGTTGTTCTAGAAAATGTTGGATGTGAAGCATTTGCAAAAACTGTTTGGGACTTAGTTGAAGAATTTCTTGAAAGAGAATCTTTATCTCCAAGGATTAGTTTAGATTATGTTGAAGTCCGTGAACATGGTGCAAACTCGGCTGGATACTCAAAATGAGTAGTTTAATAATCTCAGAAATCTTTGGACCAACAGTTCAAGGCGAAGGACCAACAGCAGGTCGCCTTTGTTGCTTCCTTCGTTTAAGTAATTGTAATCTCACTTGTAAATGGTGCGACACTCCTTACACTTGGGATTGGAACGGGGCAAACGGTAAGTCTTACAAAAAAGAAGATGAACAGTCCCATATATCTGAAACAGAAGTACTAGATTATTTAATTAAAAATAATGTTCCTCGTCTTGTTATTAGCGGTGGAGAGCCTTTAATGCAAGGACCTAACCTTATTAGTTTATGTGGACAGTTAACAGAACATAACATTGATATTGAAATTGAAACTAACGGAACAGTTAGTCCTCCAGCAGGTTTAGTTCCTTTTGTTTCAATGTTTAACTGCTCGCCTAAACTTGAACATTCTGGTGTGATAAAAAATAAACGTTTCAAACCAGCAGTTCTTAGAACTTTAGAGTTAACAGATAAAGCAATTTTCAAGTTCGTTGTTCAACAGCCTTCTGATTTAGATGAGGTTGAAGATATTATTACTGAGGCTTCTTTAAGTCATAACAACATTTGGATTATGCCTGAAGGTCGCTCAGTTGAAGAATTAAACAAACATCTTGTTAGTATCGCTGATGAAGTAATTGCAAGAGGTTGGAATCTAACTACAAGACTTCAAGTTTTAACTTGGGGAGCGAAACGAGGACACTGATGGCTAACATAATAAACATTTCTTGGGACGATATTTGGCAAGAGGCTGAAAAGGTTGCTGAAAGATTAGACGGTACTTCTTTTAAGAGTATTCATGGTGTTCTACAAGGTGGAACTGTTCCAGCAGTTTTATTAGCAAACTATTTAGGTGTAAATGTAACAAACGACCCTGTTGTTGGTGAAACTTTAATTATTGACGATTTAGTTGATAGTGGAAAAACTTTACAAGAGTTCAAAGATAAAGGCTTTTATGTTGACGCTTTTTATCGTAAACCAAAGTCACCAAAAGATTTAGCACCTGAAGCAAAAGAATTAGAAGGCTGGTTATCTTTCCCTTGGGAAAAAGATGATGGAAGTCCTCAAGACGCAGTTAGAAGATTATTACAATTCATTGGCGAGAACCCCGATAGAGATGGTTTAATTAAAACACCTCACAGAGTTACTAAAGCGTTGAAAGAAATGACAGAAGGATATTTTGAGGACCCTTCACTTATTCTTGGTGTCACTTTTGATGTTCCTTACGACCAAATGATTGTTTTAAGAGATGTTCCATTTGTTAGTATGTGTGAGCATCACATGTTACCTTTTGAGGGAACAGCGTCAGTTGCTTATATTCCAAAAGGAAGAGTTGTGGGTTTATCTAAACTTGCTCGCGTTGTTGATACTTTTGCTAAACGTTTACAAGTTCAAGAACGTTTAACTCAAGAAATTGCTAGTGCTATTGATACTCATGTTGAAGCGGCAGGTGTTGGAGTTATTATTAAATCACGTCATACTTGCATGTGTTACAGAGGTATCAAAAAGAACGGTACAATGGTTACAAGTGTGACTCTTGGTTTAATGAGAACAGACTTAGCAGCAAGAACAGAGTTCTTACAACTAACAGGGAATTAAATGAGTGTTGGACGTAAAACCAAACTAACCCCTGAATTGCAATCAGATATTCTTAAACTATTAAAAGCAGGTAACTATATTAACGCTGTGGCAAAGTATGTTGGTTTAACTGAGCAAACAATTTACAACTGGTTAAGTAGAGGCAAGTTTGAGTTTGAACGTTTAAGTTTAGACATTGATGCAAAACCAAATAAGGCAGAAAAGCAGTACTTAACTTTTTTTGAAGAAGTCGAAAGGGCTTCCGTTCATGCTGAAATTAGAGCGGTTGCTTTTTGGCAGAACAGTATGGAAAAGGACTGGAGAGCGATTAAAGAATTTTTGGCTCGTCGTTATCCTGATACTTGGTCACCGCGAGTTGAGTTAACAGGAATAAATGGAGCGCCTGTTAATGTTAATCTAACAATAGACCCAGAACAATTAGCCGCTAAAATTAGAAGACTGAAGGAAGCGTATGAACAACCAAGTATTGAAAGCGATACTGGAACTACCACCTGACCAATTATCTAAAGTTACTCTTGGTTTATCTCCTGACGAACAAAAATATGTTAATCAACTTTTAGAAAACCAGTTCAAGAACCCTTGGCTTAAATATGAAGACGACCCTGTTGGTTTCATTGAGAACGGTTTAGGTGAAACCCTTTGGTCTAAACAAAAAGAAATAGTTTTATCTGTTAGAGATAATAAACGTACAGTTGTTCCCGCTTGTCATGCTCCAGGAAAATCTCATATCGCTTCAAGACTTGTTGCGTGGTGGGTTTCAGTTCATCCTCCTGGAACCGCTCAAGTTGTTACAACTGCAACTACTTTCAGACAAGTACGAAACGTTCTTTGGCCTCATATTAGACGTACAGCAATTCGACATAATCTTCCTGGAGAAGTTTTTACAGTTGAATGGAAAATTGGTAACGAATTAGCAGCATTTGGTTTTTCACCAGCGCACCATGATGAAACAGCAGTACAAGGTGTTCACGCTCCACATTTACTTGTTGTTGTTGATGAAGCAGGTGGTATTAGTTCAACAATGGGTCGAGCACTTGAAGCGTTAATGACTGGTGGACATACAAGACTTTTAGTTTTAGGTAACCCACCAACAGATAATGAAGATTCTTGGTTTGAAAAAGTTTGTAACAATGAACTTTATAATGTAATAACAATTGGTGCTTTTGATACACCTAACTTTACTGGAGAGAACGCAGGGTTTTGTAAAGCATGTCCAGTAGAAGTTGAAAGACATTCTGTTGGTACTCACTTAGTTGACCAAAGTTGGGTTAATGATGTTGTTAATGAATTTGGTGACGATAGTGCTTTTGTTGAAGCAAGAGTTCATGCTCGTTTCCCAAGAATAACTGCTAACAAAGTAATTCCTTTAAGTTGGATTGAACAAGCAGTAGACAACGAAACCCCAACAGAGGACTTACATATAAAATTAGGTGTTGACGTTGCAGCAGACGGTGGAGACGAATTTGTTATAGCAAGAGTTGATGGTTTCACTGTTTCAATTGTTCACCGTTCTAGCGGTCAAGCAAATAGTAATCCAGTTGATGTCGCTGGAGTTATTTTAGAACACATTAGGGAAGCAGAGTTCAAACATAGGGAAAGAAATCTTTCTAAGCCACCAATAATTAAAATAGATTCGATTGGTGTTGGTTGGGGTGTTGCAGGTATCTTGAAACGTTGGGGTGATGAGGAAAGACATAAAGCAATAATTATTCCAGTTAACGTTGCTCAGAGAGCAAGAGAGGCTGGAAAGTTTTCAAACCAAAGAGCAGAGATGTGGTGGAACGCAAGAACTCTTATTCAACCAATTGTTACAACAGAAGAAGTTAGACAAGATATTAAATTAGATATTGACAGAAAGGCTATGGCTCAATTGAGTGCACCAACTTATCGAGCGGACTCAACTGGTCGTATTGTTATTGAAAGTAAAAAAGATATGAAACGTAGAGGAATGAACTCACCTGATAGAGCAGAAGCAATTTTGTTAGCGTTATATGAACCACCAAACTACAAAGGTGAAATGGTTGCACCTATTAGTTTGTCGCAACCTAATCAATGGACTTTTTAAGTTAAAATAGAATAAGTGACCATTGTGTCCCTATTTGGGACTCAGATGAGAAAACTGTCTATTATTTTTTGTGTTCTTTTATTTTTATTTATTTGGGTTATTCCTGCTTTTGGTGATGAAGTAACTGTTAACTTAGATTCTTCAACTCCTTACATTGATTTACCAGTAACTATTACAGAACCCGTAGAAGCAACCATCACAACAGTAAATGGTTTATCTAATAGTGGTACTTGGATTGATTCTTGGGTTGAGGTTTGGCAGAACGCAACTCGTCTTGCTTATGATGACGACAGCCTTCATTCCAATACAAACGTTTTAGCATCTATTATTTCTATTCCATTACAGGCTGGAGAATATTTTATTCGTGCAACTTCTTGGAACTACGTGGTAAGTAATGGTACACAGTTTCCTGTTGGTTCTTTTTTACTACAAACTAATTTAATCCTGCCAACACCAAGCCCATCACCAACAAATATCCAAGAGACATTAACACCAACCCCAACGCCAACACCAACACCAATTGAAAGTCCGTCATCTTCTCCTACTCCATCTCCAACGGTTGTCGAAACTGAACCAACTTTGCCAGAGTATAACAATCCAGAGCCAATAGAGCCACCAATAACTTTATCCGAACCTGTTGAAGCACAGGTGGTTGTAGAGGAGTTAATTGAACAAATAAACATAGAAGACGAATTTGTTGACACAGAATTAAATGTGGAAGAAGTAACGGATTCACCACAGTCCTTAATTGAACTAATACAAGAAGAGGCTTTAGAACAGTATAACCCCGATTATGAATATCAATTGGATGAGATTATTCCTTTAGAGGAAGTGTTTGAAGACCTTTCAGAAGAGGAAACATTAGAACTTCTAGAAACCTTGGACTCAAATCAACTTGTTGAATACACAGATGGTGTTGTTCTTGAAGTTGGTGTTGTTATTGTTTTTGAACTTTTAGACAACCCAGTTGCTTTAATTGGTGAAATCTTTTCTGACCCTGGACAAGCAGTTGAAGCGTTTCTACAAGTTGGTGCTGATATGACTTTAGTTGAAAGAGAAGAATCTGAAAAAGTTATTATCGCTTCCGTGATTGTTGGACAGATAACTTTAGCAACATCTGTCACAATGATAAGTGGAACTGGAACTTCAAGCGCTGGTGGCGGTGCAAGTGGTTCATCTGGAACTATTAGAAGGAGGTTGAAATGAAAATTATAAGCGACATACTTAATCAGGCTTGGACTCTACTTGGTATGTTTATTGCCTGGGTTGTTTTAGACGGTTCCGCAAAAACTGTTGTTGGTTACTCAATAGTCTTGACTTTAATTTTATGGGCTGTAACGTTCTCTATAAGGAACAAAGAATAGGAACAGTTATGGATACGGATTGGTCAAACTATGATTCAATTCGTATTGCAATTATGTCTGAATACAAAAACGATATTTTACGTGAAATAGATAAAATTGACGTAACACCTGAATGGACAGGGCAACAGGCTTTAGAGGCCGTCAAAGGCCGTATTAGACGTTTTTAAGCATAATCCCTGCATATACTTGCAGGTCAAATGTTGTGCACCTTTGGTTGCAATTCCTGGATAATTAAAGTATCAAGGAAGTACCTACCAGAAGGAGAAAGAAATGACAAACGCAACATTAGAAAGAACAGTAAGTCAAGAAGAAGTTCAATACCAAGAATTCACTTGGCAAGCAATTGAGAAGTTAGCAAAGGCAATTGATGTTCGTTACTATAAAGAAAAAGACCGCTACAGTCGTAATTATGGTAGAGGTTTTACTAGAAGTCGTAATGACAAAACCTTAATTCAATTTGCTGGTGGAATTGACGTTTATGGTAACAATGATTATACAAAAAATATGGCTTTACGTTATGAAAGAGAAGTGTTCTTCTTAAAGATTGAACTTTATTGTTTGAAGAACAATCTAAAGTATGAATTTCTAAGTGGACGCCCAATTAGTACATATGGTGAAGTTGTTCATGTTGGAATGCGTATTATCAAAAACACAGGAGGAGTTAATGAATAGTTTAATTATTCAAGGAGCGTTGCTGATATTTGTTTTTGGAACAATTGTTGGCTATTTGGTTGGTCTTTATATGGCTGGACGATACGAAGACTCTAAAGAGCAACTACGTTTGGCAAGAATTCGTTCACTTGGGAAAATGGTGAAACATGATAAATAAAAGCCAAGACCAAATAATGTGTCCTTCTTGTGGTTTGACTTTGGACATAGTTACAAAAGGAGAAAAAAGGTTTCTACAACCTGAAAACCATTTAATGGCACATGTCGTTGATGGTTCGCTGGAAATAGTAGAAGGTAAAGCAAAGTGGAAGTTGACAAAAACTAAGGAGGCAACATGGAGCAAATAAGTCAAGAACTGGAACTAACGAACGACCAGAAGGAAGCGTTTGAGAAACTCTTGCAACACTCTTTTAGTCAGGGTTTAGAGTTTTATGGTGAAACGCGTGTCGCTGGTCATGAACTTATGGACAAAATTAGTGAATCTGGTTACGTTTATGATTTGACGTATAAGGTTCCTAGACCAATTCCTTTATCAAGAGTTCATTTTTCAACTTTAACGTTGAAAGTTTGGAATCATAAAGGATATGAGGATAAAGAAAACATGCCAATGTATCACCGTTGCGAAGTCGCTATCGCAATAAACACAGGTTCTAATCCTAGTGCCACTTGTGGATATGTTGATGTGTTAGATGTTTTTTGGCAACAATTAGTAAAAGCAGAAGACTTCAACAAAAGTCTTGATTTACTTCAAAGCCAAAATAGAAGTAAAGTTTGGGAAGGCTATGATTCACCTTGGCAAAGGCGTAGAGAATCACTTCTCAAGGCTCAAAAGCAAGTTAATTTTGGAGAGGGGTTCTAATGTCGTCTGTTTCTGATTTAAGGAATCAAAACACTGAGTTAGAACTTTCACCAAACGAAGTTCAAGAGGTTTTGCTTGCTTTAAGTTTTCATAAACAACACTTAAAGAAAAATGAAACCTCTTGGCCAAATGAATTCAGTGAAGTGAATAAAAGGATTGTAGATGTAGAAAAGGTTTATAAAAAAATCTATCAGTCCTTTCTATTTTATCCAAAGATAAAAGATGAAAGTTAGGTTTGGGTAGAGAGATAGTGGTTCGCCACTTCCTTCTGGTAACGGTGTTGTTCCGAGCCGTACCCATCTTCGGAGCACTAACAACTAACTAAGGAGAAGTAAATGTCTTTACCTGAATTAAATGGTGACGAAATGCGTTTTGCAACAACTCAATCAATTGCATCATTTGAGAAAGAGTTTCAATTGCCAACAAGTAAAGCAGAAATTGCTCGGCTTCGTGGTCGCTTGTGGCATTTTGCAACAAAGAACAATAAAAAGGTTTCCACTTCAATTAAAGGTGGAACTCTTTGGGTTAAGGTTTCAGATAAATAAATGAGAGCCTTTCGAGCAGTTGTGAATGTTACGTTCGTTTTGGATGACGATATTGCAAAAGAACGTAACATAACTGATGTTCCAATTCATGGTTTGCTTTGGGACACAATTGCAACAACTGATGAAATCTCTGGAGGGTTGATAAAAATTATTTCTGGTGATGTAAAAGATTTAATTCCTATTGCTGTTCCTCTTAATGATAAAAATGCAGGCGTTTGTCATGGTTGTGGGAAAATAGGGAACATGAAATCTAAATCTGTTACTGGTATGACTTTATGTGAACTTTGTGATGGGTTTGTTATTCCTATGAGTGAAGTTAGACGCAGGCGTTCACCTTTTGGTCCAGAACAAAAGAAAGGCAAATGATGAGTTTAATTGAAACAGGATTAATGTACACAATAATGTTTTGTTTCTTTTATTTACTTGTTAGATTAAAAAACTAATGGAAACAGACCAAGGTTTTGTACGAGTTTTTTGTGAAAGATGTGGAATGTCAGGTGCAAAGGTGGCAAGAGGCTGGACGCTTTTATGTAAGAGGTGCAACGGGGAGGATGAAAATGAATGGTTTGATGGCGAGGAGAAATCAAATGAGTGACCCTTTATTTGATTCGTTAGTTGTTGAGTGTGAACATGGTAATCCTAGAGGCGAGAATTATTGTGCTAATTGCAGGTTCGCTAACGGAGGAAAACCTGGATACGCTTTAACAACTGGTCGTAAAAGTATTGACCGTAATGTTGTTTCTGTTTCTAGGAACGCTAGAGATACTTCTTTGAACGCTATGGGTAAAGCGTTTCCTAAAAGTGGTACTAAACGTAGAAAGATTTATGAGTTAATTAAATCAGAAGGAATGTTTGGTTTATGTGACCACGAAATTGAACAACGTACTGGTTGGTTGCATCAGTCTGCTTCTGCTTCAAGGAACTCGTTGATGAAAGATGGTTGGATAGTTGATAGTGGTAGTAGGAGAAAAACTAACCAAGGTAATGATGCAATTGTTTGGATTATTAGCGAAAAGGGAGAACAATAAATGCATAACGTTCACATGGGTGACCATGAAAATGATTGTACTATTTGCAGAGAGAATTGTGGTTGCAAAGAATGTTCAACTAAGGGTAATGATTTTACAGAAAATGTCTTAAAACCTTTAATTGAACGTAGAGTTGAAAGAGAGAACGAACTTGCTTTAATTATGAATAAAAGGGAAAACGGAGTTGAAGAGTTAGTTGGTTTGCTTTCTTCTATTGCTTCTGTTCAACAATTAGAAGAATTATGTCAACACCTAAGAGAGGATGCAAATGAATAAAGAAGTTATTATTGATGGTCCTGTAGGTTTAGTTACTAAGATTCCAACTATTTTAGGTTTTACACCTGAAAATAGTTTAGTTGTTGTTGGAACAAACTCTCCAAATGACAAGTTGATTAAAACTTTGGTTGTGCCTTTAATTGAATTAGAGGAAAACCCTAACCTTGTTTTGGATATGTTTCAAAATAAGTTATATCAAGTCTGTGATGGGGCTGTTCTCGTTTTTTATTTGAACGAAGGTTTCCAATTTCAAGCCTCTATGACTAACATAAAAGACGAGGCTCTTGAAATATATGAGAAGTTACAAACAACACACAACTTACATGTAAGAGATGTTCTATGGGTTAAAGAGAACACATGGGCTTCTTTTATCTGTCAAGACAATTTGTGTTGTCCAGAAGAAGGAAAAAAGTTTTTTATTGAGGAGAAAAATATGAGTCAAGAAATAATCGAGGAAGTTTTGGGTCTTGTTGATTTAACGATTAACTCTCCTGATTTTGAGATAAGAGATAAATGGTTGGCTAAAATGTATGAAGAAAAAACGGACGTGGAGTTGAACACTCTTGCGAACACTTTGAGCCATTATCTTGAAATTAACGCTGAAAGGGATAAGGAAAGAGCAGACATGGTTTTGGGTATAACTATGATGCTTTATTGGTCTGCTGGCAATAACGCTGAAGTGCAGTCGTTAATTGGGAAACAGATGAAAAGAACTAATCGTTTGGCTGGACTTATTTCTATGGCCATTTTATCAGGTTCTGAATTCAACCCTGAACTGTTCAACTTAAAAAAGAAGAAAAAGAAAAGAAAAGTTGTTAAACAATAGACGTGCAACTAGAGTTGAAAGGTGATACAGTTGAGAGGAACGAACTCAACACCTCAAGGGGGTGAAAAGTTAGTGAAAACCTTTTTAACAGTCTCCGTGCCTTCTTTGGATGCTTTGTCGGGTAGAGACACTCTTAACAACCTTTTATTTGATAATGTTCAAATTAACACTTTTGGTTGGGATAACCTTAATCTTGAATTAGTTGCAATACTTGATGTGTATGCTTCTAATGAACATTTAGTAAACGTTGTGAGAGATGCTCAACAAAAAAAGTTACAAGACTTCAACGTCAAAGTAACTGCCGAAGAAACACTCACAGATGCCAAACATGAAGTGAGAACAAAACACAATGTTCCACTTTACCCAGCAAAAGAATGGTCAAATAGTTAACAACAACTGCTTACCAAGGAGCATAAATGTTAAAAGAACAAATAACCTTTACTCAGTCATTAACAAAATTAGTTGAACGTTTAATAGATGAAGAAATATCTGTCCCTAAATCAAACGACGGCAGAAGCCTCAGTTTTGATATTGGTAACAATGTTCTAATAGTTTATGCAGAAGACGCTAAAAAGCCCTTTGAATGCGTTTTAAGAGTGTATCGTCGGGAGGACTGGTGGAATGATTACAGCGTTTATCATGGTGCTGAAATTGATTCTGTTGTCGACACGGTTAGGGAGTTTTTATGAATGAAGTAAAGAAATCTTATTTTAATTCCGATACAATTAGCAGAGAGCAATATCTCGCCTATCACGAGGAAAATAATACTGTATGGCGTTGCTCATGTTGTAACGAATATCTTTGTCAATCAAACGGTGATACTCAGGAGGCTTAAATGTCCTTAAAGCAAATAACAAGATTAAGACTAATAGTTCATTTGGTTTTAGTTTTGGTTTTAGTTATTACAGTTGTTCAAGTACACGCTGAACCAGTTCAGGTTATGGACGAACAGAAACCTACGCCTCGTCTAATTATGGAAAGACTCGAAACTGAAAGACGTTTTAAGTACCAACATTGGACACCAGAGGTTTCAAGACAATACGCTAGAACAAAGATAAGCAAATATGGTTGGGGCGAACAAGAGTTTAAGTGTTTGGTTGAACTTTGGGATAGGGAAAGTAATTGGAATTATCTTGCAGACAACCCAACATCTTCCGCTTTTGGTATTCCGCAAATGCTCAGACTTGACCCAAAAACACCACCCGATATTCAAATAGAATTAGGGTTAAAATATATTGACAACAGGCATTTGAGTCCTTGCGGTGCTTTATCTTTCCATAACAAAAAGAATTGGTACTAATGGAACTTGCAACAGGACTGATTAAGATAACAGCAGAAGCGGTCTACAACTATATGGGTTCAGATGAACTCCCACCTTTTGATACTTTGGCACCAACAGTTCAAATAAGTTACATTGAGGAAGCAGAGTCCTGTTTAATAACAATTGCAGATTACGCTCGTTTCCTTTCAACCAGAGTTCCAGTTGAGGCTGATGAGCATGCAAAGGAAATTATTGAAATGACTCTCAAAGGCTTCGCCGACCATATTGACCCAACAGTTCATAAACACAAAAAAGGTTTATAAGTGAACATAATAATTTCTATGGGCGCTGGTTTAATAATCCTTGCCATTGTTGCAATATGGTTAGAAGCAGGACAATGGGAAAAATAATAAGATGTTTATGTGGTGCATGGGTTATGGACAACAAAACGTGTTCATATTGTAAAGCAATAGATACCTGGAGAACAAAACACAGTTACCACTCAAATACCACGCTGGTATCTTCAAGTTACCAAACAAATACCACACAGTAACCACGCTGGTATCTCGTTGGTATCTGTCAAATACCACGTTGGTATCTCTTAGTAACCATGTCGGTATCTGCTCGGTATTCCATTGGTATCTTGTTGGTATTGTGTTGGTATCTTGTTGGTATCTACTTGGTATCTTTGAGTTACCGCATTGGTATCTCATAGTTACCACCCAGTTACCAATGAAATACCCCACAGGTATCCTGTAGTAACCACATAGATACCACGAGTAGTATCTGAAGTAGGAAGTAAAAAGGAGTTCAAATGTATGTAAACGGCTTTCATGTAACACTAAAAGAACCAACAAAGACGGTTGCTGGAGCAATTAACATTTATGAAAATGCAATAGACAACCCAAAACAAATCATAACTGATTTAGAAGAAGTAACAACAGACTTAAACTCAAGCGTCAGGTGGCTTAGAGCAACAACAAAAGCCCAAATTGTTAATTTCAAACGAACGAATTTAACAATCCCTTTATCTACTGAAACCTCAAATACTGGTAATCCAATACTACAAAAAATACATAATTCATACCATACATTGTTACTAGAAACATGTATTGGCTATAATCAACAATTTGGTATTGAACAAGAGATATTTTTTGAAGGCTACAATGTTATTAAATACTCTGGTGGACAAGAATACAAAGCCCATTATGATGGCGGTCCTTCAACTAAAAGATACATGTCACCAATTTTGTATCTCAATGACGACTATGAGGGTGGAGAGATAGAGTTTGTTAATTTTGGTCTAAAAATAAAACCAAAAGCAAATACTTTAATGATATTTCCAGCCAACTACGCTTACACTCATATCGCTCACCCTGTTACTAAAGGAACAAAATACGCAATTGTTACATGGATTAAAGACAGTGAATAAAACTATCTAATGTTAGAGATTCAATTTATTCCCAGAAGTGAATTTGTGTCTCTAGGAACAACACCACCTCAACCTGCTAAAAAACATATTCCACAATGGTTTAAGGACATACCAGGGCATAATCATAAAAATCCTGAGTTTAACAATTTAGGAGGAATAACAAATCTAAATCTTAAATCTTGTATTCCTTTTTTTGATGCTTTAACTTCGGGATATATTTTAACAACTTGGTGTGACCTGTACATTAAAAGGTATGGTGAAGAAGTCGAATACTTTTATTCTGGACAACCCGAATTGTTATCAACAAGAGAGAAATCGTCTCTGCCTGTAAACAACTCTTACGACAATCTAGAATTTGTTTGGAAAAAGCATTGGGGAGTCAAATTACCAAAAGGTTTTAGTCTGTTAGTCACCCACCCATTTAATAGATACGACTTACCATTTATGACTTGCACTGGAATTATGGACACCGATTCTTCAGACCTTGTTGCAAAAGACGGTGCAAATGTTCCATTTTATTTACATAAAAGTTTTGAGGGCTTAATTCCAGCAGGGACTCCAATTATGCAATTTGTTCCAATAAAGAGAGAGAGTTGGGAATCTAATGTTAATGAGTTTGATTTGAAAAGTAGTATTAAAAAGAATGCAGAGTTTGGACGAAAGTTCAAAAATTACTATAAAGACAACTACTGGAATAGAAAAGAATACAACTAAGGGAATAGTTAAGACTCGCCAAAAGACCCCCATTGTAATCAAATAATCAATAGGTTTAGACTTTTTTCGATACATTAAAAGGGAAGGTGGTTCGTATGTCTGAAAACGTTGAAGCAACACACAAAATAAAAAACATGCTCACTGAACTTGCGACCCACCTTGATAAAAAAGGTGCTATGTGTACCAACTTTGTTCTTGTTGCCGAATGGGTTGACTCCAATGGAGACTTCTGGTTATCCACTCATGGAGACGAAGGAATACCCCCTTGGAGAGTTGAAGGACTTCTCTCCTATGCTCTTAGTCAAGTATCAGAAGATTTTGCTTTAGAAGAAGAAGACGACGGAGATGAGGATTTCTAATGAAAGAACTATTATTACCTTTACTAACAGGATTAGCGGTGGGTTGTTTATTTAGTTTATTTAGGCTTCCAATACCAGCACCAAGCGCTTTAGCGGGAATACTTGGAGTAGTTGGAATTTATATTGGCTTCGTGATTGTTAATTACTTTCGCTGATAAATGAAAAGACCTCCTTATCCAAACGTGGATGGTTCACAACCTTGTGCTCAAACAGACCCAGAGTTGTTCTTTCCAGTTCGCGCTAACCAATACGAAATAGCGTTACGTGCTGCAAGAAAACTTTGTCAGAGTTGTGTGTTTCAATTAGAGTGTTACCAGTACGCTTTACATAGAGACCTTGATGGTGTCTGGGGCGGAACAACTCCGCAAGAAAGAATGGAGGCTAGGAAACAAAATGAAATAGAACCTTTTAGGTTCTCACTCTTTAACCAAAACAACAACCACTAAAACAAACAAAAAGAAAGCAGAGTGAAAAATGAGTCAGTTCATTACATTACAAGGCAACCTTGCCGCTAAACCAGAATTAAAGTTAACTGGAACAGGCAAATCAGTTACGTCTTTCACAATAGTTACAAGTGCTCGTTCAAAGAATGAACAAACAGGTCAATGGGAAAGTAAAGATGTTACCTATTGGAATTGTTCTGCTTGGGCTGAGTTAGCAGAAAACATTTGTTCATCTTTAGATAAAGGTGACAAAGTTATTGCATACGGGAAAGCAGCATCAGTTAGTTGGGATGATAAACAAACAGGACAGAAAAGAAATAGGATAGATGTAACTTGTTATTCTATTGGTCCTGATTTAAGTAAAGCCACTGCAACTATCAGACGAGTAGAAAGAATTAGTTCAAGTCAAAGCGTCGATAGAAACGACCCATGGGCAACACCAGTTGATGCTTTCACACAACCGTTTCCAAACGATATTCCACCGTTCTAAGCGTGGATGATGTTATTCTCTGGACAAACACGCTATCCTTTTAGAACAATGTCTAAAAACAATCCTGTTGAGTCTGAGAATCTTATGATGACCCCGTTAGTGGAAAGTGCGATAAGATTAAATGAAATCTTTAAGGCATTACTTAAAGCGGGGTTTTCAGAGAACCAAGCATTAACATTGATACAGAAGTCAATTTCCAATCAGGATAAGGCAAACTAAATGGCAAGACCAGATTTTGCAGAATTAGGTACCAGCGGACTTAGACGTGCTGGTGGTTGGATAACTGAAGAGTTCTTAACTAATCTTCGCGGTACTCGCGGTTTAAGAGTTTATCGTGAAATGGCAGACAACGACCCTGTTATTGGTGCAATACTTTATGCAATAGAAAAAGTTATTGTTCGTTTAGAATGGCGCGTTGACCCAGCAAACGAAACACCTGAAGCAATTGAACAAAAAGAATTCATTGAATCTTGTTTATATGATATGTCTGAAACTTGGGACTCAACTCTTTCAAGTATTTCTTCAATGCTTGTTTATGGTTTCAGTTATCATGAAATTGTTTATAAAATACGTGGCGGTGAAAGTAATGATGGCAAACGTAACTCTAAGTTTAATGATGGAAAGATTGGCTGGAGAAAGTTCCCAATACGTTCCCAAGAATCATTAAACAATTGGCTTTTAGATAACGACGGTGGTATTCAAGGAATGGTTCAAATGGACCCTTCTGGTGGTGGAATGAGAACTATTCCAATTGATAAAGGTTTATTATTTAGAACAACAACAAATAAAAACAATCCAGAGGGACGTTCACTTCTTCGTAACGCTTATCGTTCTTGGTGGTTCAAACGTCGTATTGAAGAAATTGAAGCAATAGGAATTGAAAGAGACTTAGCAGGATTACCTGTTGCCTACATGCCACCAGAATATCTTTCAAGTGATGCTAACGCAGCACAAACAAGTGTAAGAAACACAATCACAGACATTGTACAAAACATTAAACGTAATGAACAAGAAGGCGTTATCTTCCCACAAATGTTCGACGAACACGGTAACAGAATGTTTGAACTAACACTTCTTTCGAGCGGTGGCAATAGACAGTTTGACACTGATAAAGTTATTTCAAGATACGACCAAAGAATTGCTATGACAGTTCTTTCAGACTTTATTTTATTGGGTCATGAAAGAGTTGGTTCTTTTGCTCTTGGTTCAACCAAAATGGATTTGTGGACAATGAGTGTTGATGCTATCGCTAACTCTATCGCTGAAACTTTTAACCAATACGCTATCCCACGTTTACTAAAATATAATGGAATGACTAGAGAGAACGCACCGCGTTTGGCTTATGGTGATGTTGCAAGTGTTGACTTAACCGAAATTGCGGACTTTGTTCAAAAACTTACAGCGAGCGGAGCAATCACTCCAGATGAAAGACTTGAACAGTATCTTCGAGACATTTCAGGTTTGCCTCCAAGTGAGTTACCTGAGGTATAAATGCCTCTTGTTCTAAAAGCAGTCCCTCGTTCTGGAACTCCTTCGCAAAGTGGTTTTAGTACTATTCCTGATGCTGACGCTGTTCGCATGAGAGTTATTGGTAACACAATAATGAACATTAACGAAGAAATTATTGATGGAACTAATTTAAGTGCTTTCCAAAATGCTTTGTATGAGAAAAGTATTAGGAGAGCGGTAGATGCTTTACCTTTTGATAACATTTTATCTAACGTTGATGCTTTAGCAAAACCTTTGAATGATACTTTGGTTGATGGTTTAGTTGCAGCAGGTAAAGGATTACCTACAAGAGTTGGGTTCAAACCAACTTTTAACAGAACAGACCCACGAGCGTTACAATGGGCGCAAGAACAATCAGCAAGACTTATAACTAACATTTCAACTGAACAGAAAGAAGTTATTCGCTCAGTTATTGCAAACGCTTTCTCTCAACAAAGAACTGTGGACCAGACCGCTCAAGCAGTTCAAAGTTTTATTGGTTTAACAAGACGACAAGAATCAACAATGCTTAAGTTCAATAGAAACAACGTTAATCGTTTTGTAAGTGAAGGTATGAATATCGGTGATGCGGAAAGAAAAGCCATGTCATTAGCCCAAAAGTATCGAGATAAGTTAATTAAATCCAGAGCAAGAACTATTGCTCGAACAGAAATACAAATGGCTCAAAACAATGGACGCTATCTTGGTTTCCAACAAGCAGTTGAACAAGGTTACTCACCAAGCGATTCTGTTAAACGTTGGGTTGTTGCAAACGCCGCTTGTCCTGATTGTTCTCCATTACGTGGTTATTCAGTTTTATGGAATCAAGAGTTCCCTAATGGTTTCATAATGCCACCTGCTCATCCTAATTGTCGTTGCACCGCTGTTATGTTAGACCCAAGAGATTCACTTGTTGGCTTACCACCAGACTTTAAGCCTTTGGGTTCAATTCCAATAGCGTCTGCTCCAGTTCTTTCTACTCCTATTCCTCAAATTAAAACAGACGTTCCAGAAGGATTTAAAACAGCGGAAACAGCAATAGACGAATCGTTTGGTAATGCGGACAAGGGTTCTTATTTTGCTTACGACTCATCAGGTATTGAAGACTTTCAGATAAGAACAAATAAGGTTTATGTAAACGGTGTTGAATCAACAGAGTTTCGTTTCAAGTTAACAGCGGAAACAAAGAAACGTTTACAACAAATTATTGAAACGCGTGAGAAAGATAAGTGGAGAGTTGATGACAGAATCATTATTGATAAGTTGGATAGGAAAAGTAGAAACTTAACTATCACTCATACAGACCATCCAAGTTTTGAAGGAACTATGAGAGGCTTTCCTGAAACAAATGTGACCAACGATTTAACTTCATGGGTTTATCATGGTGTAGCGGGAGATGGTTTTACGTTCACAAAATATATGCCTGATGGAACTATTATTCGTTTTGTTTTGGACACAAGTGATGGAAAACTATCTTATGCTTTTGAT